AAAATAATGTTGCTGGCGATCCGTGTTTTCGTTTACCTATATCATCAAATGTTAATCCTAATGGTTTAGCAAAACTAACTAGCCATTCGAAATGTGCAGATGTAAATCTATATTTTCCTTCATCTACCGAACCATCTTTAAAGGCAACACCTATTTCATTTGCTAATACTTCTTTTCCTGACCTTGCTTCTTCTAAATCTACTGCATTTATAATCTTATGCAATTGGGCAATAATAAATTGATTTGAAAAAACAGAAAATTGTTGGGTAAATTGACGTACATCTTCTAATATTAAATCTGGTGTATGCCTAAACCAACTACAATATTTGTTATTGGTTATAACAGAATGATTAAGTAATTCATTATCTAATCGTTCCAAAAAATTATCAAGAGACATATTTTTCGTCGTCCCAATTATCTAATTCCTTCCAGCCTTCCCAGTCAGGAATACTTTTACGAATTACATTGGTTCGAGCTACAATCATTTCTGCGAGCCCAAAGCCTGCGTGAACAAATGGAAAAATTGCATGTACGTGAGAAAAGAACGCTATATAATAATATATGGTTCCACATTTAAGTGCTATCCATGCATGATAAAAATAGTACGACAAATTACATGGTCGTCCAGCGGCTTTAGCCGCATTTTGAAGATGATCTGTAAGAAACATATGTTACCCCGCTTTATTTATTAACGTGGTTTCCTAAAATAGGTTTCCGTATATATTTATTTTTTATACACAATGCTAGGTATTTTAGCAGAAATTTTTAAATTTTTCGTAACCAGTTAAATTATATTATAATGAGGTAAATACTCAATGAGAAAAACGTCATAAAATTAAGCATTTTATAAGAAAAATAGATGGAAAATTTCATAGACGGTGCTTATATTTTCAGCATAAAATTAAGTGTTTTTAAAAGGAAAACAATATGAAGACAGTATTAGAATACGTATGGCTCGATGCGAACGAGCAATTACGGAGTAAAACAAAAGTCGCAGAAGGTGATATTAATACATTAGAAAAAGTTCCATCCTGGGGTTATGACGGTTCGTCAACTGGCCAAGCACCTGGCGAAGATTCAGATTGCAAATTAACCCCTGTCAAAATCTATCATAACCCATTCCATTTCGGTGGTTGGCTTGTCATGTGTTCAACTGAAAAGAGAGAAGCGATAACATTTGAAGACTCAGATGATTATTGGTTTGGATTTGAACAAGAATACTTTATAACGAATGGTACTAATAAACCACTAGGCTGGGAGAATGGAGAGCCAGGACCTCAAGGACCATATTACTGTGGTATAGGTGCAAGTAAAGTTGCAGGAAGAGAAATAATATCTGATCATATGACTAAATGTATTGATGCTGAGATTGATATTACTGGTACAAATGCCGAAGTTGCTCTTGGCCAATGGGAATACCAAGTGTTTAGTAAAGGTGCGAAGAATGCTGGCGATGATCTTTGGATGTCACGATATATTTTAGAGAGAGTTGCAGAAGAGCATGACTGTGATATTAATATAGAACCTAAACCTATTAAAGGTGATTGGAATGGATCTGGTATGCATACAAACTTCTCAATTAATTCTATGAGGCATAATGCAAATAAGGAAATATATGATAGCATACTTGATAAATTAGAAGAAAAACATGACGAACATATTGCTGTTTATGGTAAAGATAACGACCAACGAATGACTGGTAAACACGAGACAGCATCTATAGATGAGTTTACTTATGGGGAGGGTAATAGAGGTGCAAGTGTAAGAATACCCCCCGAGACAGTTGCGTCTAATTATACAACCGGTTATTTGGAAGATAGACGACCTGCATCTAATGCTAATCCATATGATATTACAAAAATTATTATAGATACTATTGTTTAATCCAATCGGGGTATGATATTTCGATAAATATTAAGAATAAGGAATGATATATGCCCCGACTTAGCCTTTGGCGACAAGAAAAGTCCAACGATTATAACTTTTTCGATTCAAATATTAGAGAACAATTTGAAGTGGGCGGAACTGCCTTTTTAGTTCATAAGTATCTAGGACCAGAACAAGTAGGCGAACAAAATGATCCAACCCAACCTAATTATCATGCACAAGATGGTGCTTCTGAAATAACAATACAAGACATGTTATTAATGGAAAATAGGGATAGAAAATATGATCCTGATATTTATGAATTGCGTGGTTTATATAATGTAAGTGATAACGATTTTGATCTTTCTCAATTTGGATTCTTTTTAACAGCAGATAATTTATTTGTATCATTTCACATTAATGATATGATAGCCAAACTTGGCAGAAAATTAATGTCAGGTGATGTATTAGAATTACCACATCTACGAGACGACACATTATTAAATGAAAATTTAAATGGTATTAATAAATTTTATGTGGTTGAAGATGCTAACAGAGCATCAGAAGGATTTTCACAATCTTGGTGGCCTCATATATGGCGTGTTAAAGTAGGTCCTATGAACGACACACAAGAATTTCAAGATATTATGGAAACTGACACAGATGTACTTAGTACATATTCGTCAGAAATTGAAATATCTGATGTTATTATAGAAGCCGCAGAACAAGAAAATAAAGGATACCTAGATACTAGTCATTTATTTAATTACGATTCAATATCACCTGCACACGGAACACAATTTCCAGCAAATCCGACTGAAGGTGATTTCTTTGTACGTACTGATTTTACCCCCAATAGATTATATAAACGGGTAGGAACGTTATGGACATATACAGCAGATTTTAATCCCAATGATGATACTTGGGAATCAAGAACATTTTCACAAAGAAGATTTACAAACAATCCCGATACTTTATCTATGCCTGGCGAAGATATTAAATCTAAACAAGGATTGTCTAGTGTAATAAAACCTAAAAGTGATGTATAATGGATTTTTTTTACGATAAACAAACACGCAGATATTTGCAACAATTTATGCGATTATTTGCAAATTTTCAAATTGAGATAGATAGAGAAACAGAAACTTATAGAACTGTACCTGTTAGATACGGCGATGCAAATCGCATGGCGATGCATATTCTAAAACAAAATTCAGAAAATGTAATAAATTCTGCTCCGTTTATAAGTTGTTGGATTCAATCATTAGAAACAAGTCCGGAATCTAGACGAGCACCTATGGAAGTTGATAAAGTACAAGTATTTGAAAAGAAATTTAATTATGAAACGAACAAATATGATGATGAATTAGGCGACACATATCAAATTGAACGACATATGCCTGTTCCTTATAATTTAACAATGCAAGTAGATATATGGACAAGCAATAGTGATCAAAAGTTTCAATTATTAGAACAAATTTTAAGTTTATATAATCCTGCTGTTGATATTAATGCTACAGATAATCCGTTTGATTGGACAAGATTATCTATTGTAGAATTAACCGCTGTTCAATGGACAAATAGATCAATACCAACTGGTGTAGAAGATACTATAGATATTGCAACATTAACATTTAAAATGCCTATACATATAACAGTACCTGCAAGAGTAACAAAACAAAAACTTATACATCAAATTATTTCTTCTATGGTTACTGCAAAATCATCAGCAGAAATGGCTCAATTTAGAAGTGATGGAACAATAACAGATGCACCTACTAGTTATATGGTAACAACATTTGGCGATAAGGCTGTAAATTTTACTGGTGACATATTAACATTATTAGATAAAACCGGAACTCCTGCAACCGATACTTGGGAAGATTTATTTAAACAACGTGGCGGTGAATTAAGAACAGGAATTAGCCAAATTAAATTAATGGATGCTTTAACAGAAAGCGAAGCAAATTTTCAAGTATACGGAACTTTGTCTAATCCAGCAGAACAACAACTTACCGCAACAATAGACACAGATACATTACCTTCAAATTCGGCAGAAACTGCTACTGTAGATGCTATTATAGATCCTTCTGTTGCTTATCCAGGCGACGGAACATTACCTGCGGCGGCTGAAGCTCAACGATATTTAATTTTATATGAAGTTCCTTCCGGACCTTATTGGCCAGGAGGCGGAGGAACCGGAAGTATAGGTGAAGAATGGGTTAAACGAAACTCCCCTGTATCAACTCATACAATGGGTGTTACTAATGATGGTAGTCAATTTGTGTCGGTTGGATTTAGCGGAAAATTTCAAAGTTCGACTGGACATGGAATTTCGTGGACCGAACAAACGTCTGGCTCAACCGAACATTTTCAAGGTGTTACCTATGCAAATGATCAATTTGTTGCAGTAGGATCTAATGCTACAATTCTTACCTCTCCTGATGCAATTACTTGGACTCCTAGAACACCTCCTGTAGGTGTAACAAACGGTTTTAGAAATGTTACATATGGTGGTGGTCAATATGTTATAGTAGGTGACGGAGGAGCTCTTATTACTTCACCAGATGGAATTACTTGGATAGAACAAACATCAGGTCTTGCTGTAACAATATTTGATGTTATCTATGCAAATAATTTATATGTTTTTACAGCCTGGAATGGTAAAATTTATACCTCTACTGATGCAGTTACTTGGATTGAAAGTACTTCTGGAACATCAGAACATCTTAGAGGAATAGCATATGGAAATAGTACATTTGTTGTTACAGGAGTAGACGATACTATTCTTACATCAACCGATGCAATAACTTGGACTCCAAGAACATCTGGAGTAGCAGATGGATTTTATCGAGTTACTTTTGGAAACGGGATCTTTGTTGCTGGAGGAACCAATGGAGTTATTGTTACATCATCAAATAATGGAGCCTCTTGGACACAACAAACATCGCCTACAAGCAAACACATATATGATTTAACATTTTTAGGACATACATTTGTTGGAGTAGCCCATAATTCACACATTATTACCTCTGATATTCACGGAACAAGTGGTGATAAGTATGATATAATAACGTATGACGAAACTAATGATGAGTGGTCTGTAGATTTTGATGCAAGTGCCGCCTATATGGGTTGTCCTGAAAAAGAACATACTGTTAGATCCGCATGTGAAAATGCAGGACACACATGGGGAACTGTGAAATTTACACAAAATGCACAAGATAGTAATAAATGGAAATGGAATGGTACAGAATGGATTAGTGCAATTGAAGCAAATTATCCGGCTGGTTATTGGAGATTATATTTATGATTAGCGGAGTAGGCGCTATCTTTTTGTCTTTACCTACTAGTAGAATATTACTTCAAATGCGATCAAAAAATGTCAGTCATCCTGGTACTTGGGCATTTTGGGGTGGTAAAGCAGAAAACGATGAACAGCCATTAGAAACATTAGAACGAGAATTAGAAGAAGAAATGGGAGAACTTCCCGTTTCGCATAAAATATATCCTTTACATATATTTGAATCCGAAAATGGTTTTAATTATAAAACATTTGTTATTGCTTGTTATGATGAATTTGTTCCGATATTAAACAAAGAATCTAGCGGTTATTGTTGGGTAGATATTGGAGCATGGCCGAAGCCATTGCATTCAGGGGCTAAATTAGTTCTTTATGATAAATCGGCTATTAATAAAATAAAAACTATAGCAACAAATATACAAAAAATAGCCGCTTAACTATAATCCATACCAATTACTCGACCATACCAAGTAGAACCATTATTATAACTAGTAAAAGAATAAATGTCTTCTTTATCATTTCCTGTGGTTATAACAGGTGGAATAATTCCAGTTAACGAACCATCACCAAGCGAATCGGGCCATTTAACAGCAGATATTCCACTCCATACAAACACTCTATCAACCGAACCTTGAATAACTTTCATAATAAAAGTAGTTACACTATTAGCAGTTGAATTTGTATTGTTTATTGTAAATGTTGTAATATTGCCAGTTGTGCTTTCTAAATCCACTATAAAATTATTACCTGTGGCCAAATCAATTGTTACAGTTGTTCCACTTGAAGTAGCAGTTCCTAATTTTTCAACTATGTTTTTATCAATTGTTAAATTACTAACAGAAACATCACCAGTAAATGTGGCATTACCGGCTTGGTCTATTGTCATCTGTTTAGTACCAGCAGTCCAAAAATCTAAATTATCTGAATCAGTAGTTGCTTCTGCTGTTATATAAGTATCTTGGTCGACATCAATAACTCCGCCAAGTGATCCCCAATTAGAGCCATCATACCCTTCAAATGTGGCTAATTCAGTACTGTATCTAATTTTGCCTTGGGATGCTATACCTCTGTCATTGGTGTTTCCAACTGGAAGAACAAAGGAATCATCTACTATTACACTACCAAAAGTCAGTAGATCGGGCCAAATTATAGTTTCC